GCACAGGTCTTTGGTAACGCATGGGTCTTTGATAACGCAGTGGTCTATGGTAACGCACAGGTCTTTGGTAACGCAGAGGTCTTTGGTAACGCAGTGGTCTATGGTAACGCATGGGTCTTTGGTGACGCATTTGTCTCTGGTAACGCAGTGGTCCGTGGTAACGCATTTGTCTCTGATAACGCACAGGTCTTTGGTAACGCATGGGTCTTTGATAACGCAGTGGTCTATGGTAACGCACAGGTCTTTGGTGACGCATGGGTCTTTGGTGACGCACAGGTCTTTGGTAACGCAGAGGTCTTTGGTAACGCAGTGGTCTCTGGCAACGAAGTGGTCTGTAGTGGCGCATTTGAATAATAGTTGTGTACAAATTATTCAATATGGTGTAGATTGGCTTATATGATGGTGAAGGACACGAGTGGTCTTTCGCAAATTGGGTTTGAGACTAAGTTCTCTGTAAATTCCCTAGGTGGACTGTCCTTCACCATCGTATCTTTGAGGAGATTGTTATGAAAATGATTTTAGCATTTTCGGCTATCTTTGCAGCTGTATTCTTTGGGATCCAAGGATTTATTGCTGCAAGTGGCCGAGAAAAACTTCAGCTTGCCAAGGTGCTGGGGTATAGTTTAGTGTGTTCTACCCTGGCAATTCTGATTGCAACCACAATCGTTATCTTGTTCTAAAGGAAAAGTAAATTATGAATCGTATTGCTAATATTGCTATGCTCGCTGGTTTGATGGCCACGACTGCTGCGTGTACTCGAATTGAGACTGGCGAAGTCGGAGTCCGTCGCAATATGTACAAACAAATTGAAACTACTGAACTACAACCGGGGTCTCTAAACCAGACCATGTTTGGTGATGTACTGACGTTCCCGACCAAGGATATAATTGTCGATGTTTCAGACATGACTCCTCTGGCTTCGGATAACTCCACCGTTGCTGATTTCGATCTGTCTGTGATCTATTCGATTAATCCAACCGCTGTTGCTGAAATCTATATCAAAAAGAACCGTGGATTCCATGCCGAGACCGAGGAAGGCGACACTCTGTTGATGTATAACTATGTTCGTCAGCTGGGTCGCAACGCTGCCTATAAGGTTGCTCGTCGCTATGAGTCGCTGAAGATGGCTGATGATCGTGCTGAAATTGAACAGCTTGTTCGTGCTGAAATCGTTCAGTCGCTGGCAGCAGAAAAGCTTGACGGTCAGATTGATGTGTCACAGGTTCTTGTTCGTTCAATCACTCCTGCCAAGAACATTGTTCAATCGGCCAACCTCTTGGTTCAGGCTCAGAACGAACGTAAGCGTAAGGAAGTTGAAGTTCAAACCGCTAAGTTAGAAGCTGAACGTATCGCTGCTCTAAATGCCAACGCTGGTGCTACCAAGTACATGGAAGCGACTGCAATCGTAACGATCGCCGAAGCTGTCAAGGAAGGTAAGGTCAATACGATCGTTATTCCTTACGACTTCAAGGGCATCGTGAACACTAAGTAACGATGTACAAATATTGAGTGGTGGTGTATAACAGAATCTGGAGGTTACTATGACAATGCATCTTCTCGGCCCTGCGTACACTACCACTCAAACTACCCGGCGTAAGTCCAAGACGACTACATCTAAACAAACCAAGCTGGCCAACGACTGGCTTGATGATTGCAAGTTCTGCAAGCGCCTTGGCATCAAGTCAAAGACGTTTGAGGAATATCAGCAATACCGTTCGGGCAACTATAAGCCTAAGCTTCGTGGCACACCGATGCCTGAATACAACGTCTCTAATCACCGTGAGAAGTATCCTTCGGGAGACGGCATCGGCGTGACCTTTGCTAAGGCACCTAATGCATATACCGGTGATAAGCTAATTGGCATTGCTACAATGCACAAGTCCAACAGCGTTCCTGTCTTCAGTCAGGAAGATGCTATCGAGATCTCGAGGATGCGTCGTGGCTAGTATCCTGACAGCCATAGCACTTTTATTTGTCATACCATTTATACTGTGGATTTTGCTCTACATCTTTTTTGTAGTCATAGCAATTAAATTTGTGTTTAAGTATATTTGGTATGTACTTATTTTCTTGTTTGTGCTATATTTACTATTCTGAAGGAGATTGTTATGAACCCGATTAAAAAGCCGGCGTTGTCTGATGGTACTGGTGTCAATCTGCGTACGCTTATTGCTTATGTAAATCAAGCCAAAACGGCGCTTGAACAGGCTGGTCAAGAAGATGCAGCTCACTACTTTGATTGCTTTCATGATTATCTTACAAAAGATGTCACCAACGGCAAACCGTTTGGCTTCACCTACAAATCACTAGGATTGTAAATTATGCTTATTGAAACTCCGTACAAGGCCAATGATATTGTCACCATTAAGATTCTTGGTGGTGATGAAGTTATTGGCCGGCTAACATCTATTGACGGTGGTAATGTAACCATCAACAAGCCACATGCTGTCATGATGGGTCAACAAGGTTTTGGTCTTGTACCTTATATCATGACTGCTGGCCTTGATGTCAAGGTTGAATTCAAGCCTGAACACATTATCAGTGTTGTCAAGACATTTGAAGGCGTTGCTAAGGAATACATCAAGCAAACAAGTGGGATCGTGATATGATTATTCAAAATGCAGTTGTCTGTAACAACTGTGACAAGTTTATTGTCTCTAAACACCGCTATGATTTTGTGACCTGTTCTTGCGGCGCCATTTCTGTAGATGGTGGTCAAAATTATCTTCGTCGAGTAGGTAGTGCAGCGACACGAGGCACATATATCGATATGAGCTGGGAACTTCCGAAAGAACTATATAATGCATGCGGCGATGCTGTGCAGGAAGCTATCGATACCAATTGCAATAAGTATGGTATCGCCAATGCAGTGATGCGTAAACTTCGAGAAGCAAATCGTATTATTGCTGATAATGAACCGCGCATTTGGGCCAGTTGTGAGCAGCTGAGTGAGATCATGGTCATCGAGGCTGATGGAACTTATAATCGTTATAAGAAGGTTGTAGAATGACGTATTCACTTCGTAGAACTCGTGATGGTGCTGGTGATTCTGGAGGGATGAGTCTTGCCCAGATCCCTACGTTCAACAATGACACTGGTAAGATCGTGGATATAGTCTATATCCACGACGCACGTCCGCAAGTTGGCGCGTCAATGCGTGTTGGTAGCATTATTGGACGCACATTCGCTGCACAAGATTGGTGGCAGACTACTCTGATCACAGAGATCCTTGAGGAACGCACAGAGGAAGATGGTACCGAGTATGTACGGTTTAAGACGGGTAACTCTGAGTATGAATGGACCCAATTTTAATGAAGACTGAGGTAGAAGCACTCCGGGCTGAAATCGAACACTGGAAAGAGATCGTTCGCAACGAAAACTCAATGACCCAAAAGTACAAAGCAGCTCTCGATGCTGCAATGCGTATTGTGAGGTCTACGTACCCTGACAAGTTCCCTGATAGCTATTTCATCTGTGGCGAGCTGGGCGAGAAAGACGTCAACAAGATGCCACAGAAAATTATGGTATGCCCTGCTTATGGATGTGACTTCTCATACATATATGAGCGTACTGAAACAACAACTGGACCTGAATGGTAAGTAGAATTTTGTTGTGTACAATTAAATTAGAACGTGGTATACTCAAATTATGACTGACCACACAAAAACATCTCGTCCTCAAAAGTCCAAGTGGTATCGTAAGCCTCTTAAGCTTGACGGTATCAACTTTAACAAGAACCACTTCTTAGTGGGTTTTCAGTGGCCATATACAAACTGTATGGGTACTACCTATCTCACCACAATGACGGCTGAGGGCTGGATTTGTGAATGCATGGGATTTACATCGCATGGGCGCTGTAAACATATTAAACAAGTACATGAAAGGATAATTGCATGACTAAACACACTGTAGAACTTGATGCTGAAGTTGTTGATAATATTATCATAGAAGAGCTTTTGGATATGCGCAGTAACGTGCTCCAGGAATATATACGTGGTAACACTGCTGTGTTTGACTTTGATCCTATTGAAGACCGCCGTCAGATTGGTGAACTGATCAAGGCCATTGAGCGCGTCATTGAGTGGTACTCGGTTCCTGGTACCTATAAGTTTGATGAACTGCCAGAAGTTGAACCCGTACAACAACGTGATGTTAGTAGCTTATATGCCTAAGTTTCTTGTAGAAACTATCAGCATGTTTCGGATGCGTTATGTCATTGAGGCAAATAACGCATCTCATGCCAAAGACGAAGTAGTCATGAATAAGGACGGGGATCTCTATGAGTTCTCACAGATGCATCTAGATGAGACGATTACATCTGTCCGTGAGATTGATCAGGCAGAGTATCTTCGCCAATTTGATGAGGACAATGAGTACCTTAAAGATTGGACTGATGAGGATAAACTTAGCTTTGTCAATGTAATTGACTACAGCACTAACCGGGTACTAAAAGAAATCGATCCTAGCCAGCGTGACTGGGAATACGATGGATGCGGTATTAAAGTCTGGAAAGGCACAATGGAACGTTATGACAAGTGATAACTATCTCTTCATTTTCATCATTTTGTTGTGTACTTTAACTGGTTATTTGATTACAACTAATAATATCAGTAACAAAGATCGTGATGAAATGTTGAACGATAAGGAATGGTTTTGAATATCTTCTATCTCGATGAAAACCCTCGGCAGTGTGCAGAGTGGATGGTAGACAGGCATGTCGTCAAGATGATTCTCGAAACGGCCCAACTACTATCCACCGCACATCGCGTACTTGATGGCAAGGAGACGATTGTTGAAGGATGGATTGATGAGTTTAATATCAAACATAAAAAGAAAAAGCTTTGGATACTGGATGATGATCGCAATGATATTTTGTACAACGCTACTCATGTCAATCACCCTTCTGCTGTCTGGTGTCGCCAATCTGTTTCCAATTATAATTGGCTCGTGGATCATCTCTTTGCTCTGGGCGATGAGTATAGGTACCGCTATGGCAAGACACACGCAACGATAACTAAGCTTGGTGTTCCTATTGCATCTCCTCCCTTGAACCTGAAGGAATGGGATATGACTCTGATGCCGTCGTGTATGGATGCCCAATACAAGATTGGCGAGGATCCTATTGCCAACTACCGCTCATATTATGTTAAAGGCAAATCACATTTAAAAAAATATACTAAGCGTGATGTTCCTTATTGGTGGCCGGCCCAGTAGCAATACTCGGGCCGGTTTTCTTTTGTCTAATAAATAGACGAAAGGAGTTATTTTATGGCCGCTCAACAAGGTTTTCAATACGAGATAAATGCAAGTGATTTATTAAAAAAGTATAATATAGTCCCTAAAAATTTTGTGCCAGCGGGTGCAGGCCACGATCAACCAGATCTTATTATTTCTAAAAATGGAAAAACATCTGGTTGCGAGCTTAAAATATCTGCAGCATCTGCAGGATCTCTTGTCATAAAATATGATTCTTCAGACAAACAAAATCCATGGAAATTTGGAGATATTAAATCCACTGATGATGAAAAATTATTCATTAAAGATCTAGCATACGAAGTAGGTGTATTTGATATTATTAAAAAACAATGGTCTGAAAAACCAGCAAAACGTGATAAAGATGATGAATGGAAAGCTTTCTTTGGTAATATGTCTAATAGAGAAATGTATGAAAGAGATAAAGTTCTATTCAAAGACATTAAAGGATCTATACCTGCTACAAAGATTGAAGACTATTATGTAAAGAAAGATACTTATTATGTAAACGTAGGAACCCATGGATTCTATCTTATGGGTAGAAGCAATCCGCTCAAGCTTAAAGATGTTCCAAGATTCGGTACAGCAGCAAATGCAACTTACAGAGCCCGCGTTCAGTACAAAGGCGGGGGTAATTACCAGTTTACGTTTGAAATGCAATTTAGCATCCCATCCGCTAAAAAATCTCCGTTCAACATTGCTCCCGTGGATGGTAAGTCGGTTAAAATTATCGAAAAAAATTTGAACCTGGCATGCTTTTTATAGTGTACATTATTTCGAAAACGTTGTAGGATGAATCATCGGCTGGAGTTAAGAAGAGTATCTTCAGGAAATATATAAATACTTTGATACAGCCCATGATGGCCATGATCACTACGCATAAGAGGATTGAATGAAAAAGTTTTCAGATTTTGTTACTGGGCAGCATATAGACCATAAAGGTAATCCTATCACTATGCAGGACATTCGTCTTATGGCTGGTGAAGGTAAACTTTCAAAAAAGACCATCAAGCAAGCTGTAGAGGTTATTAAGAAGCAGCGCAAAAAGCACGATGATCGAATCAAGAATTATAAGGGCTGATCAATGAAATCTTTTAAAAGCTACATTGCTGAAGCTCGTATGACCACCGTTGGTGAGATCACTACTGCTATCGCCGGTTACAAGAAAGCTGGTGAGATTCTGAATCCTACTTACCAAGATCTTAGTAGTCAAGCTCGTTATGTCTTTCGTGGTGATACCAAACATCCTCGAGATCTAATGCTCAAGCACTTCCATGCTGGTGATAAGACAGCTGATCTTAATGATCTCTACTACTCATGGCCAGACGATTCATTTGTTTCTCTGAATAAGTGTGCAAAACTGCTTGCTAAGATCAAAGATCCAAAGTACAAAGATGTCGTGACCGCTGGCAATGAGGTTATTAAGAAGTGGTTGCCGATTGCCACCGACCTTAAAGACCTTAAGGGTATGGTTGTCAAGGTAACGCAAAAGCGTGCAGAAGCTAAGGTTGCCGCAGAGAAGGTGATGACTGGCAAGAAGACTAGCTCTGCTCCGCTTATCAAGATTCTTGAATCACACATGAACGAATACATTGCAATGGCTGAAAAGCGCGCAAAAGATTTCGTTGATAATAAGCTAGAGACGCTCAAGAGTCATGGCATGGATCTTAATAAGGCTGCACCGCCGCCTAACTCACGCATGAGCCAATCTGAATATAAGTCTGCTCAGGCTAAGCGCGATGTTTATCGTTCAATCACAAAGTCAACTAAGAGTTCGCTGAGCAGAGGCGAACCAGATATCCGTGAACCTAATAAGGCTATGATTGAACATTATATTGAAATGAACAAAAAGGGCGCAGAAGCTGCATACCGTGACTTTATGGAGAAGATGATCCAGAAGATCGGTAAACCTGTTATTGATGCTAAGATGACTGGCCGCATCTGGTCAAATGCTGTTCTTACTGTCACTACCGATGATAATGAACAACAGGTTTGGCACACTCAGATGATCCTGAACTTCTCTAAGTATCAAAAGATGTTCAATCAATTCCCTTCTCGCAGGAAAAAATAATGACCACATTTAAAGATTTCATTTCAGAAGATGCAAGTGAAGAGAAGCTTAAGCATCTTGAGCATGCAGAAGATCACGTAATTCACGGTGGCTCTGCTGGGTTTTCACATGCCTATCATAACCTGAAAGATGTCCATGATCGTTTGACTGGCAAACAAAATGCAACCAAGGTGACCATGAAGTATGATGGTTCACCTTCTGTTATTTTTGGGACTAATCCTGAGAATGGTAAGTTCTTTGTTGCATCTAAGTCGGCATTCAATAAGAATCCTAAGATCAACTATACACCAGAAGACATCGAGAAGAATCATGGTCATGCCCCTGGTCTTGTTCAAAAGCTAAAGGCTGCACTTCAGCATCTACCTAAGGTAACTCCTAAAAAAGGTGTTTATCAGGGTGATATCATGCACACCAAAGGTGATGTACAGGTCCACGGCAACAAGGTAAAGTTCACACCTAATACTATTACGTATGGTGCTGACAAGAACTCTGAGCATGGCCAGGCTGCATTGAATTCACATATTGGTGTTGCCGTTCATACTGCATATAAGGGTAAGACTCTGCAAGATATGAAGGCACAATATGCACCTGAATTAAAATCATTTAAAAAGCATAAAGATGTTCATATGATCTCTACTGAACATCCTCTTGATAAGATGGATTATAATCCAAAGGATCAACAGAAGTTTGCCAAGCATATGAAAGCAGCCGCTACGTTGCACAAGGCAACCGGCGAAGATGCATTTAATGCAGTTGGTCAACACCAGATTCAATTCAAAACATACATCAATAGCACTATTCGCCATGGTACAAATCCTAGCATCGACGGCTATATCAAACATTTGACTGATTCACATCAAAAGAAGATTGATTCGGTAAAGACTGATAAGGCCAGGGGGCAAAAGACTGCTTTGGCGCAAGTAGATCTAGATCATGTTCAAAAGAATCGCAAGGAATTCAATCGTGTTCTTCAGATGCATCGCCATCTTCAAAAGGCTAAAGACGTATTAACAAATACATTGTCATCAAACTCAGAATTTGAACACTCGATTCGTGGCAAGAAAGCAAAGCCAGAAGGCTTTGTTGCTGTAAGACACAACCGTCCTACTAAGTTTGTTGATCGTCGTGAGTTCTCTGCAGCGAACTTTAATAAGGATAAAGAACTATGAAGTCGATCCATATAACCCAGGGTAGATTTAATCCGGTCCATGCTGGTCATGCTATGGTCGTAAAACACGTAATGGATTCTGCCAAGAAAGAAGGTGCAGATCATAAGATTCTAACTACAGGATCTCATGATGCCAAGAAGAATCCATTAACTCCTGAGCAGAAGGTTAAGCATCTCTCCCGGGCTGTCCCTGGCGCCCGTGTGGAAGCAATGGGTAAGGATGCACCTACTCTACTGCATCAGATGTCTAAGCTACATAAAGCTGGTTATAGCCACGTGACGATGCATGTTGGATCAGATCGTGTCAATGAATTCCACAAGCTTTTAAATCAGTATAATGGCAAAGAAGGTCGTCATGGTCATTATAACTTCAAGAGTATCAAGGTCAAGTCTGTAGGTGGTGAACGCAAAGAAGGTGGAAGTGGCATTGAATCAGCTTCTGGTACTGCTATGCGTAAGCATGCATCAGCCGGAGACAAAGAATCATTTCATAAGATGGCTCCATCTGGAATGAGCAAAGCACATAAAGATGAGTTATATCATGATGTTCGTAAGGGTATGGGTATTCATGAGTCATTCATCGTAAGATTTAAAAATTGGATTAATTAATGGCTCAGTTTAATACCGGTAATAATGCATATCAAGCTGCAAATAAAACGCTCTTCGAGGTCAATCAAATTGCCACAGCAAATGGCAGTTTAGTTACTACTGACAATCCATTTCCTGTTAGCGGAACTATTATTACATTAGAAGAAGCTGGCGCGTTGTATTCATTTAACAACCATGCAACAAACACAAATCGTGGTTGGACTATGGACGATACTATGCGCCCTATTGTTAGTTTTAGAAATGGTAGTGCCAATACCGCAGATATAATTAAAATTGTTGAGTATGAGATTGGAAACAACAACGCAAATGCAAGTACTATCATATACGAATGGTATGAAGGCGATATAGCTATTACAGGAGCTACTATACCTGCTTGGACTACGTTCGGTGTCCATAGCCAATATCGTGTATATCAAGACAAAAATTCTACTAATCAAGGAAATGCATTTACTCCAAATGGTGCTATAATGCGACATAGCGGTATTATAATTGGTAAAAATTCTTCTGCGGATGAAGGTCCTGCAAATATGCATGGTGGAGCAACTCCAAATATGATAACTTTGTGTATGAAAAGAGTAGACAACAGTACCAAACTAGATGTGTGGTTTGCCTTTACTATCAAAGAGCTTATATAACAGTTTTTTTATCTTTCAGCTTGGATACTAATTTGTATAAATACATTTACGGTTAGGCTACGGCAATCCCGTTTGTGTAACAGATAAGCCCAAGGGAAACTCTGATGGAAGATAAAGAAGTAAAAGACAAGACTGTACCGGTTAAAGCACCTGAGAAACAAAAAGACCTCAAGAAGCCTTCTGGGAAATCTGCAACTGGCAAACCATTGGATGGTATTGACATCAATCCTCAGCTAAATGACGTGAATACTGATGGCAACCAGTTAAAAATACGCAAAGAAGATTCCGTAGACCTAACTGTACCGGTAATTCAAGAGCGCAAAGCTTTGACATTACCACAGCGTCAGCAACGCGCACGTCAACTTCGTGCCCGTGAGAACTCGATGGCCCGCGCACGTGAAGTTGCCAAGTCAAGGTTGGCACCATCTGGTAAGATTGAACAGAGAGCACTTTCACATGCTCGTGCAATCATCAAGAAGAGATTTGCAGCTCGCAAGGGAACACCTTACGCAGAGCTGACTACAACAGAAAAGATTCAAGTAGATACTGCAGTAGCCAAGAAGACGAAGCTAATCCAAAAGATGGCTAAGCGTCTGCTTCCTCGTATCCGCAA